GAATTTATGATTTTTACTGAGATCCCAATGATTTTTATTTACTAGTTCATTGGTTCTTTCTAGAAACCATTCTTGAATTTCTCTATCTCCCTGTGCATTACTAGTATAACGCATTAAGATAAAAGGACTAAACAGTTTTTTCTCCTGTTCGGTTAAATTATCATAAAAGTCTTTATTTCTTAAATCAACAGCCGATAGTTCTCGCTTAATATCTAATTTAGGTTTATTCATGATCTTTAGATAAATGATATGTGGTCATTAATTTATCGAGAGCAGATTTTACAGCAGGATTAGTTTCTGCAAGTTTTAAAATTTTTTGCCATTCGCCATATGGTCCGATTGCAAAACCAGAATTAGAAGTTCCTATCCCTAAATTTCCGCTCGAATCCAATGTCATTTTTGGTTGATAGTAGTTCATAGTTTAAACTCTTTTCCATTTTTCACAAAATATATTCAAAGATATCCATTCTCCAAATTCATTTTTTCCTAGAAGTGGCATTTGTTTACTTAAAACAAATCCAGCTTCTACAAGTTTATTCCTTACAATGTTTGGATCTTTATAAACTTGATGAGTATCTCCATGTAGTTCTATATAGATAGTTTCGAATCTTTGTAAAATATCGTTTCTTGTTGATAAAAGTATATCAAATTCTGAACCTTCGCAGTCTATTTTTAAAACCATATTATTATGATTAATTCTATTATCAACTAAGAATTTTTCTAGTGTAATTGTAGGAGTTGATTCTCCTTGATCACTTATTTTACTCAATCCACCCTGATCAATAATTTTGACAAATTTTCCAAAATCGTCAAGTACAGCAAAATTAAAACAATCAATATTTGAATGAGAAATCGTATTATTAATCAGATCAATTTTATAGATAGTAGGTTGAGCTTCTATAGCATAAATTTTTTGTGCAGATAGTTCATGACACAGTAACGAAAACATACCCACGTTAGCGCCTATATCAATTACAATTTTGTTCTCAATTTCATGTTTCTCGACATTATAGGCATTTGTTTTAAAAATTTCATCATAGATAAATTTATTTTGTTCTTCTAAGGATTTGTGATCTACAGGTATATTTTTTGCATTAGCATAGTACCATTCTTTATTATATTTTTTTGCTAACCTTAGGTAATTTCTAAACAATGTTTTCGGCCAATCTTTAATCAAAGTAGTATCATGTACAGTGCCTTCTCCTTTATGATAGATTGGAAAATTGCCAACATGTACTAACATATTACTCAAAAATTCTTTTGAAACTATTTCGCAGACTTCAAAACCGGCTTTTTCTGCTTCTATACAAAATTCAATATCTTCGCCACCGCCTACTCCATATTCTTCATTAATTAGTCCGATTCGATCAAACACTTTCCTGGACACCATTACACAAAAAAATACACCAAATGTAGTATTTGCTGCTTCAGATTTAATTTTTAAGGGGCAAGTAATTCCGCAATTCTCATTTTGTTGAAAAGGTTGAACTAATTGTTCAATCCAGCGATGTTTAGGTTGAGGTAGCAAAATTGAATCATTGCTCATTAGGATAATATAATCGCTAGTAGCCAATTTAATTCCTTCATTAGTAGCTCGACTATATCCTAGTGGTTTTTCGTGCCATGTAATTTTCAAATGATCTTCAAATCCTAACTCAGTAAACTTTGTTTTTAAATTACCAAGAAATTCTAAAGTATTATCTACACACCCGTTTGCAGAAACAATTAATTCAACTTGACTCATATTGGTATATTTTAAAATTGCGTCAATGCATGGCTTCAACAAATCATCACAATGGTTATAAGTTGGGACTACGATGCTATATTTCATGTTAATTTTCTTTGCTCAAATAATAAATTGATTTCAATTTTTCTATTTCAATTTGCAATGCTGGATTATTTTTAGATGCTTTAAAAATTTCAATTATTTCTGCTTGTTCTTTTTGATCTTTAAGCCATTCCAAATGATCAATTTCTAATGATGGATATGAAACATAATTTGTGTAGTTAATAGGTGGATTTAAAGTAAAGTCGAAATTTAAATTAAGATCTTCTAGAATAATTTTTCCTGTAATATCTTCATTGTCTTTTGAATTATCGTTTTTCATAATTACCAACATTTTGTATAGTCAACAATTTCACTTTGTCTACTGACTTCTTTAACAAAGTAAGCACAAATAGGTTTTGGTCCTGAATGTAATGGTGTACAAAGTAGTTGACCTTGTCTCATTTTAGGAAAATACCATTTAACATCTTGATATATATCTAAAATATCAATTTCATAAAATTCAGGTTTAAAACTTGACAGTGGGTTAAAACAAAATGTTTTGAATCCTCTATCGTTTAAACTGGTAAGAGGTAGTACCTCCATATCAGGTCCTTCAGGATCGCCGACTATTGTACACCAATCCAATGGCATAGTAATTTCATGCGAACCTATCTTAAGTACAACGGCTGGTCCTGTGAAACTTTCTAAAAATATCAAAGGAATAAAAAAATGATCCGGATTTTGATTATCGCTATTGTCTAAAATTGCAAATCTAATATCATCTTCTATTTCTTCAGGAAGATCGTTTAGATAAAATGCATTGTTTTCTAGTGTTAAAATCTGCATTGAAAGTCTTTCTTTTTTAATTTATTAATAGTTTACACTCATAAGCCAATTGTTTGCAAATTTAAACGTAACTAAGTTTTTGTATTTCAAATGGATATTTGGCTTCTTTATAAAATTTTTTACGTTCTGTCAAGTGTCGTTTAGCGTATTTTGTTGCTGCGGTAAGATCCCAGATTTGGACGAAGTCTTTATCTTCAGCCTTTCTAATACCTCGTCCAATTGATTGTATAACCCTAACAAAGCTTTTTCCGGGTTCCAAAAGAACCAAATTAAAAATACGAGGGATATTAATACCCACAGCGGCCACACCATAAGTCGCCACAATAATCTTGTCGTTACTAGTTTTAATTTCGTCATATTCTTCTTTTCGATCTTTGGTTTTTACTTTGCCCGATATGAAAACACTATTAGATAATTTTTGTGATAAAAAGTCACCCGACTCGATTCTATCAACAAGAACAAGTGTATTACCAGTTAATGAAATATTAGCTATACGGTTAGCGATCCAGGTCATTCTAGTATTATCAGTCACTAGAAATTTAAGTTCTTCAGCATAGCTACCGAATTCTTTCCATTCTGATGTTTGAATTATATTTACATGGCAATTAGCCAGTACACCCTTTTCTTGTAATTCGTGTGCAGCTACACGATTTATAACTTCGCCTAAGCTTGCACGAAGACTTTGGAACTCAAAATCTTGTTTAGGAACTGTGCCTGTTAGTCCCCAACGAATGCAAGCATTTGAAAGATTTTGTGTCAATAATTTTTTTAGAACCTCGGCTTTAGCCATATGTACTTCATCAACCATGACACATTGAACACCATCTAAAAACTCAGCTAATGACAGTAATTCTTCGTCATTTTTAGATTTTTTCTCTAAAATATTCAAACTTTGCCAAGTTGCAATAGTATGTGTTTTACCAATATCTTTTCTGTCTCCGTAATAGACTCCGACGTCAAGACCGCAGTTAATAAAATCTTCTTCTGTTTGTTCGACAAGACTTTTGTTTGGGACAATCGTAATAGTTCTTCCATATTTTTCACATATTTTTGCTAAAGTTGCGGTGGTAATAGTTTTTCCAAACCCAGTTGCAATTTCCTGTATACATTGAGGGTTTTCTAAAAATTTATTGATTACTATAACTTGATCGTCACGTAATCTAATTGGTTGACTTTCAAACCGATGACCTTTAGGCCAGCATTTTTCTCCCCAAAAATCACCAGAAATTTGGTCAAATTTTAAGGATACGTTATTACGTCGATCGTCAACTTCTATATAGTAATTTTTTTCTTCAAGATATTCAAGAATTTGTGGCAGCATGGAAATGTAGGAAGTTCCGCCGAGACCAAAAAAACTCACAGTACCGTCCCATCGACCCAATTTATAGGCCGGTCGATACCTTGCAGTGGGGTCTTCATACTTGAATTTTCGTACCAAAGCTTTTCTTGCATCAAGATCTAAATTTTCAATTTTGATGTTGACTTCATCTTTGATAACAATTTTACAGGTTGACAAAATTCAATTCCTTTTGTTTATTAGGTTCGCAAAAAAATATCAAATTTTCTCTATTTTTGAAAAAATCTCGTATCGTGTAGTGGACATTTATTCTTCCAAGACTAATTACACTGTTAAATTTCATTTTACTGCTGATGATTGGTTTAGGTAGTTTTATACTCACTAAGACGAATTTTGTTTTTTCAGAAATTGGATTATTCAATTTATTAGACCTCACAAAATCATTGAAATTTTTACTGTCTTTATTGGGTAATCTAAACATTACACTCATTTCGTCATTACTATATCCTAATTTGATTAAAAAATCAAAAATCATTTCAGTTTTTTGCAGTTCACTTCCACCAGGTATGACAAACAAGATTGGTTTTGTAAATTTAATTATATCGGCTAAGCAATCTATCGAGTTTGTAGAGCTATCAATTTCTAAGAAATGTGGATTTTCATTAGAAAGAAAGGTTCGTACCACTTGATTCAAATTGATCTTATCGAGATATGTAGAAATACTTTCATTCCAAGTAAAAATGCCAGCTTTTCTTGCCTCGAACAATGCAGTAACAATATCAGTTGACTGTAGTTTTGGTACAAATTTACTGACATTCACGTATTCTGGTCTATCATCTTTTAAAATTATCATAGGTACATAATTTTCTAAAGAATTTACAATATTTTCGTATTGCTCTAAATAATTTTTAAATTCTGCATCAATTTCATATTCTTCATTATCAATAAATGAATGTAAAAATTTGATATTTTTCTCATCTAGACTAAAAATCCATGCTTTTTGGTCACTGTCCCAAACAGCAAAGCCGATATCTAACTTATTTTTTCTAATAATATCGATTTTCTCATTATTAAATGGAAATTCCACTTTAATTGCTTTAATCCATTTAGGATGTTCAATAATTTGGATTTTTTTACTGGTATTTGTCTTTCTAATTGGATACTTATAATTAGGATTATCTAAAAACATACCAATATCTATTTTAATTACTGCTTTTAAATTTGTTTGATATCTTTTTAGAATTTTAAGAGCCAACAGACTTTGTTTTTCTGTAAAACCAATACCAGAACTATTTTGAAAAACAAAACTAGACAGTACAGGACTGTCAAATTTGTTTACTTTACAATTAATGTAAAGTGAATAGATTAAATCTTCTATAAACATAATTTATATGACAATATCTTCCAATCCTGCTGTTCTTAATTTAATAATATTGTTAATTTGGAATCCTTTAATATCTAAAGCCTTAATAATCCCCAGCCATTGATTTCGAAGTAATGCAAATTCGTTAACAATTTTTTCCATATCAACCACATCTGCTTCTCCCTCGGAATATTTTTCACAATCTCGACTGCTTAGAGCACGGGGATAGTTTTCTAAATATTTTTTAAAAGCTTTACTACGAATTCGTCTTAGTTCAATATTTAAATATTCCAAAATAGCTTCGATTTCCTGTAACTGATTAAATCTATGTTCAACTGTGCCCGGTAAAGAAGAAGAGGCCTTTTCTACATTACCGTAGATTTTGACCTCTTTTCTTGCGTCTTCTAATTGGTTATAAAAATAGTCTAAACAGTTAGGTAAATGTGCTATGTCTTTTGAGACTTTAGCATACCAGGTCATTTATTCCTCGTCTTCTTCCCAATCCCATCCATCTTCTTCTTGATCTTCTTCATCTTCAAATTCTTCTTCAGTGTCTAATACCAACTCTACCGCAGAATCTAAAAATGAGTCATACCCTAATAGGCTTTTAAGTGTATCTTCGTCAACATCTTTACCTTGTAAGAAATCGACGAATTGACTAGCAGCCGTATCTCTGGTTTTTTCTGGAATATAATCTTTAAAAGTTTCCCAAATTTCAATAATTAATTGATCATCCATTATTTTCCTCCGAAGAATCATTAACAAGAACATTCTCTTGAATCGTTGAATTATCCCATTCTGTCATGATTTTCATTAATTTATCTTCTGTCCAATTTTTTCTAAATTCAGCAATAATTTCTCCGTTATCTTTACTAGTATACGCTAATTTATTGCCTACTCTAGATAATACATTCATCTTTTCAAACATGTCAACAAGACCGGAAGTTGGACTCATTCCAGTAGCATAAGGAATTTTGACTTGAACACTTTCAAAGGGTTTAGCGTAACGAGTTTTCATAACTTTACAAGCAGAACGAATTCCGAGTACATCAGTTACTTTGTTACCGTCCTCATCTTCTTTAAGTTTCAATTTTTTCATTGCTACGACAATACTGGATGCATAGACAAAGCCTTGTCCTCCGGAAATTTTGTCATCTGGATCGAACATATCTTGACTAGCATATGTATGATTAGTACAGACCATTCCGACATTATATGAACCGAACATATTTACACAGTTACGTACTAACGAAGTCAGTGCTTTAGGTTTTCTACCCATATCACCCTTCATATCGCCTGCCTCAAATTGTGTAACATCAGTCGGAGTTAACAACATTCCAAGACTATCAATTACAAACAGAACTTTTGGACGTTCGTCTTCTGGCATAGATTTATATTCTTTCATAAATTCGCTAATTGTTTTAGCTACATCATCAATCATTGCCATATTAAGTTTTAGAAGTTTTTCTTCAGATGTATCGACACCTAATGCTTCTAACCATTCTTTGTCAAGTGCATTTTCACTATCAATTAGTACAACAAAAATACCCTGTTGTTGAGCATGTCTGATAATATTTCCTGAGCAAATATAACTTTTACCAGCACCGCTTTCACCTGCAAACACTGTTACCTTACCGAGGGGGATACCTTTAAAAAAGTCCCCCGAAATAAGATAATTGAGAGCATAATTGCCAGTAGAAATCCAATCAGTTGGATCATTAAAACCAATTCCCAAGCCATCAATACTTTTAGTGATAGACTTGCGAAACTTCGAGATATCGAAGGATTTTCCCATAGTCTATCTCCTATTATTCAGTTTTTTGACGATTACGAATCATTGCAATGATATCAGCTGCTCTGCTGCTAGCATCACTAGTTTTCGGTGTTGTATCTTTTGGGGTATCTGGTTCGAAAGGAGGATCATCTTCGTCTGCTACCTGAGGTTTACTGACCGTTTTTGCCGAAACTGCTGGCACACGATTACCTGAATTTTCGCTATCTCCTCCGGAACTACCATACCCGGCTGGTTTGTAGTATTGACCCCAACGTTCCATATCAAATGCCTCACCATCTACCGATGCTTCGAACATTTCTTTGATAACTTTAAGTTCAACTTCGCCCGGTTTCTTGGGTAGAAAACCCTTAAGATCAAAAAGACCGTATTGCTTAATAGCTGCTTGTTCTTGTTCACTAAGAGCACGTTCACGACGAGCCCAAGTTGAAGTAGAATAATCAGCATAACCGCCTTTACTAGTTTTAGCGATCTTAAAATCAAGACCACGAACAAAATCAGTAGGCAGTTCTTCAATTTCACTATCCATTAGTGCATTTTTAACAATATTAAAAATTTGACTACCAATAATGAATCTACGAATTGGATTTTCGGGTGTTTTACCGTCTTCTTGATATTTGGTATCGACCACAAATCCTTGAAATAGATAAGATTTTTTCTTCCAATACTTACGACCCATTTCTTCGAGACTTTTATCTTTAAACCAAGGACGAACCTCAGTAAGAATTGGACAAGTTTCACCCCACATTTCCATACAAGGAACCTGTACAGTGATCGGTTTACTGTTTGTTTCACCTTTTACACCAGCGAATGGCAATTTAATCATTGCACGTTCGATCCAGAAAAAAGTATTATTGGTATCACCGTCAGGAAGGAATCGAACTGTTGCAGTTTGTCCTTCTGCGATATTCCAATGCGGGAAAATTGCGTTGTCACCGCCAGTTGAACCACCGGCTTGTTGTGAAGATTGTTGAAGTTTTGCGCGAATTTCAGCCAAAGTTGCCATAATGATTTTCTCCTTAAATATGCCTTTGTTATGCCGCTTCTTTTTAGCCCACTGACTAAAAAGAAAAACTGTGCACCTTGATAGTATGCACAGTTTTATTTATTATTGCAATCTAATATGAGGTTAAAATGTGATTTATTTTGCCAAACCTGATAATTTTTTGATTAATTGAAGATCTTCGGCTATCTCCTCGGCAGGCATAATATTTTTATTAAAATCTTTACCACCTTCGCCGCGATCTCCAATCCCTTCTACTTTTTGTTTAATTAAACTGGTCAATTCTCTTAATCTTGCAAGACCATCGTCAGCTACGCTATCGGAATCCCCATGATGGTGTTGCTCCTGACTGATAATTTTTTGCATGAATTTTTCTGCTAATTGGCTTGCCTGTTCGCCTGCCTTTTCACCATACATTTCTGATATACGTTTTTGAACTTCTAAACAGATTCCTTCTTGACCTTTAGGAAATGGTCCCAGGCCTTGCTCTTTATGTTCTCGATTGTAAAATTGATTGACTATTTTGGCTACTTCTTTGATCATTGATCCAATATTTTTTGCCTCCATAACCCCCGGTTGTTGTGCCGGTTGAGCAGGTGCGGGCGGAACTTCAGCTGCGGATGCAACAGTAGGTTCTGCCGGAACATTTTCCGGAGGCATAGTATCTTGAGTATTAATATCTAAATAATCTAATAGATCTTCTTGATCGTTTTCTCTTGCCCAAATCTTGAAAACTTCCAACGGTTCCATCTGTTTTTCTTCAGGTCTTAATTTTTCATCTTGAAACAATTCCTCTAAGTCATCGCTATCAATACCAAATTCGTTAAAGAAATTATAGGCTGTATCTAAATCTAATGGTGTTTGTAAATCATCTAAAGCTTGTTTTAAGGCATCTTGTTGATCCATTGTAAGTTTTTTTTGTTCAACTGCTTCTGCCCACTGTTCGAATTGTTTAAAATCATCTAATGGAGTGTCTTCTAAATTATTGTCGGCAATTTCTTGTGTATCATTAACAAACTCTTCTAAATTTATTGAATTAGTTTCTTGCATGATATTGTGTAATAATGGGAAAAACTTAGATAATTCTTCCTGGAAATTAGTTAAGGTAAATTTATTTTTATAATCTTCTAATGTGGTATCATCGATATTTGCTTCAAAGGGATTTTCAGATTCATTAAATTCTGAAATCCATTGTTCATAGTAATGTCTTTTTCCAAGTGCCTCTATTTTTGATTTTAGTTCCATTAATCTTTGTTGTGCTCTTTGTGTAATTTCCATTGCATCATCATGCAATTGACTTTTTTGAACATGTATTTTACGATTAAATTCTTGAAGCTGTGCAATGTTTTCACTCATACGAATAATTGCTTTACCTGCAGGATCATGTGGTACACCGCCGTGATCAACATGCTGTGCCATAGCAAATGCACCTGCTGGATGAATAAATGGATATTTAAATCTTTCACCATCTTTATTTTGTATAAAGATTGCTTTAATATTATTTCTTTGACTACGAGCTCCGGGAAACATTTCATGAACATTGTTTTTGTGTCTAACAATAACCTCAGTGGATCCTCTTACTGCTCTACTGGTTTTTTTGGTACTTTTATGATTCCATTTAGACTCGTTCATCTGTTTCATTTCATCTTCCTTTGATTTTTTGTTTGCCAAATATTGAAAATCATTTCTGTCTAAATTTGATTTAGTAATATCTCTGGTTC